CCTCGGCCCCGTTGTCCCACCGCTCCAGACCGCCAACGGCCGCCATGAGGTTCGTGTTGCCGCTGATGTCCACCACCCGGATCAGCAGCAGCCAGGACTCGCCGGGATTGATCGGGATGCTCTGGCCCTGGAGCAGGTCGCCTTGCCAGGTGGACGTCTCGATGGCCGGCGCGGGCGGGTATGGGATGTCCCAGCCGACCACGTTGCCGCCGGAGCCGTCGCCGCCGTTGGCACTGGGCGTATGTTCGACCAGCTTTGTCCACGATGTGGTCGTGTCCCCGGCGTCGGCCGCTCCATTGCCGTTGGTGTCCAGCCAGCCCCAGATCTGGATAAGCTGGACATTGGCGTTGGCCTGCTGCTGGGTAGCGCCCTGGACGCCGATGTGGGCGTAGCCCCGCAGCGTGGCGATCTGGCCCGCGTCGCGGTTGAACCAGTGCGTAGCGTCGCCGGCGGCAACGTCGCGAAGATGCGTCGGGGCCGCCTTGTCGAAGGCTTCCGCCGACCCGTGCAGCGCCAGGGACTCGTCAGCGTTGTATTCGATGGCCGCGTAGGGTGGCACGAGGAACATGCACGCCCACGCGGCGGTCGCCGTCAGCAGGACGGCGGCCAGGGCCGCCAACTTACCAAACGATGATTTCGTCATGGTTGACGCTCCATTCCTCATGGCCGCGGGCCTTCTGCGACGAGCGGCGGATGTACTTCTTGCCGGGGATGAACCTGGCCAGCGCCGCGGCGCTGGCGGGCACCAGCAGCAGGCCGGATTTCAGGAGGGAGTCGGCCTCGGACATCTTGGTGGCGATGCCATCCTGGGTGATCGCCCCGATCCCGCCGGGCACGCCGCGATAGTCCACGCGGGCAAACAAGCCCGCGAAGGAAACGCTCGTGTCCCCGGCAACGAGCGGCGCGGCGAACGCCGGGTCGGTCAGTTCCGCCAGGGCGAAACGCACATCCCAGACGACATCCTCGATGCCCTCCGTGTGGTAGAGCGGGAACTCCAGCAGGTCGAAGTCGCCCTGCGCCGAGGAGGACAAGGCCCGAACCAGGACCGCACCGGTGGTCTGGCAGACCATCACGTCGGTCGACTGAAGCCATTTGCGCTGATAGGTCATTTCGATACCTCGCTACCGCATTGCCCTGTAGGTCAGGGTCAGGACCGACGTGAACACCCGCTTCTCGGCCAGGTGCTCAGTCGAATAGACCGGCTCGTTGACGGCCGGGCGAACCCATGAAGCGGACCAACCGGTCCCTTCCAGGCGTTTGCCCTTGAGGAAGTCCGCGACCTCCTCGACCAGGCCGCACATCGTGGCGACCTCGACTTCCTCGTCGGCGCCTGCCGGCAGCTTCTTCTGGATGCCGACATCCACCTGGACGTCGTACTGGCTGAGGCTCCGGCTGGCGATGGACGCCTCGAAGCCCTTGGGCACTACCGTCACCTGAAGATCGGCCAGGTCCGCGAGCTCGAAGCTCGGCCGGACCCGCCGCTGGGCCTCAAAGTCCTGCGAGAAGTCCGCGTCGTCGCCGTTAAGCAGGCCGGCCACCGCGTCCGCGATGTCGATAACAAGAGCCACTGGCCTAACCTCCAAAGACGGCATGCCACGCCGACGTGCCCGCCAGCGTCACGGCCGCGCCTACGATCAGCCAGACCAAACGGGCCTGGCGCTTGGCATCCTGCTCCAGCCGGTCCAGGCGGGTGTTAAGTCCCGGCTTGCCGTTGCCGCGAATGGCCACATCCATGCGGTCGAGCTTGACGTGCAGTTCGCCGAATTGGCCCTTGCAGGTATCTTCGTACTGTTCGCTTGAGCACACCGTCATTACTCCGCTCCGATCCGCTTCGTATGTATCCGCATGAGACTGCCGAACCCGTCGGTCCACCGCCAGCAGCCCTGGCCGGGCAGTTCGAGCACCTCGTACACCACGCTGTCGGCAACGATCCTGTCGCCGACCTGAGGCTCGCCGAAGGTTCCCGCGAAGTCCGCGGCCGAGACCAGGAAGTCGCTGGCCGTGGCGCCCACCGGAAGGCCGGACTGGTCCAGCTTCTCGTAGTCGGTCTTGCCAACCGTGGCGGCGATATCCAGTTCGACCGTCTCGTCCTCTTCGTCAGCCGGAGGGCGGCTGTAGGTGACCGGGCTGGAGGCGTGCTGCTTGAGCACGCCCGCCAGCCACTGACATCCTTGCCGAAGAAGGTCACCCATCGCCTGGGCCTCCGTGCATATTGCCGCCGACCTGCCTGCCGGCAGGCAGGTTACACCGTGCTCAGCGTGCAGCCGTCGTTGTAGGCCACGCGCCAGCGGATGTTGGTGCCGCTGGCGACGGCGACCAGCAGGATCGAGTCGGCCGCGTCGTTCATGGTGATCCGGTTGTTGCCCGTCTGGTTGATGCCCGTGGCCACGGCGATGACCGCGTCCCCGCCGTCGGTCTTCATCGACAGCAGGAGCATCTGGCCCAGGTACGTCGGGGCCGCCAGCGTCCGCGTCTCGGCCCCGGCCGTGACGATCTCGCAGTGGCCCGTGTCGGTCACCGGTATGGCGCCCGCGTTGCCGGGGTCCGCGATAAGGGCCGTCAGGGCGTTGTGGACCGTGTTGGTAAGCGCCACCGGCCCGCTCCACAGCACGCGCACAACCTCGTCCGTGGCCCCGGCAGCTACCTGGGCGAAGCCGATGAAGGTGTTGCCGCCGCTGGTGGTCGTCGCGCAGCCCGTGCCGGCCGTGCCGTTGTACGGGTTGCCGTCGGCGTCCCAGTACAGGGCAGCGCCGAGCGCCTGCTGCTCGTTGGCCTTGACCACGTCGAAGATGCCCCGGACCGCCAGAGCGCCCAGGGCGTTTGCGGCGATGGGCGTCTTCGCCGCGCCGATCATGCTGCCCTGGACCACAACCTGGCCGGCGGCAACCGCCGAGCCGGGCGTGTAGTCGATGGACAAGCCTTCCTGAATGAATGTTGCCTGATAGTTCTGTGCCATGTTCGTTATCTCCTGTGGGGATTAGGCTTATGCCTCACCTTTTGCCTTTGCGCCGCCCTTGGGATCCTGCAGGGAGGCGCCGAAGTCGTGGTAGCCGCGCATTCTTATTCCGAGCGTTCCGAAGTCCGCATCCGCCGTTTCGATGGTCGGGGACTCCTGGCCGTTGAGGAACGCCACCTCGATGACCGGCAGGTCGGCCGGGTCGGACAGCAGATACCAGGCCTTCTCGCTGTTGCCGGTGTAGCTGCTGTTGGACAGGTAGCGGCTGACCTCGGCGCGGAACTTGTTCTGGTGCGGGTTCGCAACCGGGTACTTGGTGCTGGCCGTGGTGTCGCGGATCTCCAGGCTCTTGAAGAGCATGGTCGCCATGGCCGACAGGGCCGTCGGCACCAGCATCACCGCCGGCTGGATGCCGATGGGCTTGCCGTCGGAGTCGACCTGGTCGGCGAAGAGCTTCTCGATCTTCGACAACCCGTCGATTGACAGCACCGTGTCGGTGCCGGTGGAGTAGTTCTTGTTGCCGGAGGTGAAGAACGCGGCGTTGTTCAGGAAGATCCCCCAGAACACGTCGTTGATCTTCAGGCCGCTGCCACGGCCAAGCTTCCGCGGGACCGTGGTGATGGCGCCGAGGTCGTCGTTGATGATGTCCCGCCGGTCGATGGCCAGCTGCAGGCCGTAGGTGTCGGCCTTGTTGGTGTAGCTCTCGTTGCCGAGGGTTCCGTGCTTGAGCTCGCCGCCAGGGGCGACGATCTCGTACTGGTCCTTGCCGATCAGCCGGTAGGAAGTGACCGTCTTGAAGTCCGACACGTTGCGCACCGCGCAGATGTTCCGCCAGGTCCGCTCGACGCTGAAGAAGCCCTCGAGCAGGAACTTGTTGGCGACGTTCGACATGATGCCGCCGACGTCGATGGTGGACCAGCCGGCCTGGATTCCACCGGCATGGCCGAACGCAAACTTCAGCACGGCCCGGTTATCGCGGAAGTTCCGGCCGTCGTAGCCGTTGGCCCACGCGGCTTCCAGCAGAAGCTCCTGGAGCCCGATGCCGCCCTTGAACCGCTTGTCGGCGGCCTCGACGGACTTTTCACCGAAGGCGGCGACCACCACGTCGCCCTTCACGCCGCCGGTCAGCATGCACGCGGCCTCCAGGATCGAGCCGGTCATGGTGTTGTCGGGAATGTGCGCCGCCGGCGCCTTGGGCCTGTCGGCCCGGAGAACCTCCAGCTCCGTGCGTGTCACATCCCAGCCCTCGCCGATGGCCTTGGCGGCGATCTCGGCGTACTTGTCGCCGCAGACCTTACGCACGGCCGCGATTCGGGTCTGCTCGGCCGCTGCGCTGGCGCGCATGTCGGCTACGGGGTCGGCGGTGATGCCGGCGCCGGCCGTCGCGGTCGTGGCTGCGGCCTTGATGGCAGGCGTGCCGGCCTCCGTGCCGGCGGTCGCCTGTGCCGTAGCGGCCGGGGCCTCCTTGCCCTCGATGCCCTCCGCGGTCTTGTCCTGCTTGATGGTGTCGTTACCGTCCATGTTGATGTTCTCCTTGGCCGAAGCGGCCACATTGGCCGACGTGTTCCCGTCGGCTCCGAGGTCTACAAAACTGATTTCCCCCAGCGTCGCCTTGCGGACGACGTTGACGGGTCCGATGAAGTCCCGGCCGTTGACCAGGACGGACTGGTTTTCCTTGATGAACTCGAACTGCTCGACCGACGCCCCGATGCTCGCCTGCCAGGGAAAGCCGTTCTTCGCGTCGGCGACCACCTCGCGGGCGACCTGGCCCGTGCAGGAGATCACGCCCGCCGCCACGAGCTGCCCGCCCTCGACGCGGATGCTCTCGGCGTGGCCGACGCGCGCGCCGTGTGACTCGCGGATTGGGGCGTTCTGCCGCGGGACAGCCAGCCCGGCCAGGTCAACGACCACCGGGTAGCGCCAGCCGGCCACCCGCATCGGCCCGCCCGTGTAGGCGACCATGCTGAAGCGGGGAAGCGCGGGCTTGCCATCACCGGCGTCGGCGCCGGCGGTGATATCCATCTGGGCCGTGAGTTCCAGCCGCTCAGGCGGCTTTTGATTGGCGTTGTTCGGCTTCATCGCTTTCGTCCTTCTTGGTCTGCTCGTCGGCGGCAGGCTGGGCCGCTGACGGCTGTGCCTGCGCGATCGTCAGCCCCAGTTCCTTCATCAGGGCTACTTCCTTCGCCCTCTGGCGAAGCTCGGTCTCCCAGTCCTTGCCCTGCTTTGCGTATTCGCTGGCCAGCGTGGTGGTGTTGCTGGCCAGGCGGGTCGCCTGGGCGTTGGCTTCCTTGGCCGGGTCCACGTGCTCGTGGCCATCCCAGAACCACTGGTGCGATGCATCTGCGATCTGGCCCAAGCCAAAGACCTTCGCCGCCTCGGCCAGCCAGGCGTCAAGGATGCGGTCCAGGATGACCGACTCGACGTGTGATTGCTCGACGCGGATGCTCTTGTAGTAGGTCTGATGATCGAGTCGGCCGGAGGCGTAGTTGTAGCCCGATGAATTGCAGGCCGCGATGTTGTAGGGCATGTTCAGGCAGCGGGCGATCTCATTGAGAATCTCGCGCTTGAACATGTCGTAGGTGGTGGCAGGCTGCTCGGCCTTGATCTGCGACGGCTCCCAGCCCTCCGGCGTGAATACCGCCATGTTCGGCGAGAACTCCATCTCCGTCATGGGCTCCACTTCCGCCGCTTCCCCGCCGGCCGGGGCGTTGGTCTTCATCAGCACGGCGATGTTGGCCGCGCTCTCGGCCGCGCCAATCACCGCCAGCGTGTACCTCCGGAGTTGCGCAAAAAGCGGCAGCGCCGGCAGGATGTCCGGCAGGCCCCTGCGCTGGCCGGGCCGATCGGCGCGGAACCAGTGGATCACGCTGTCGGCCCGCACGCGCTGGAAGTCCAGGAAGGAAGCCCTCGCGCCACTGCCGGGATGCGACTTGAGGATGTGGTAGGCCACAGGATTGCCAAACGGGTCGAACTCGATGCCGTCCACGGCCAATTCCGCACCCAGGACGCCCAGCTTCGCACTCGGCGTGGCGACCTGCTCGGCCTCAATGAGCTTGAGGTCCAGCTTGACGGGCGAGTTGAGATTGTCGTTGCTGAACAGCATCGCGAACGCTTCACCGTCCTGCGCCCTGGCCATCCGCATCGTGCGGAGCTTGCCGGGCAGGTCCACGGCCTTCGCCCAGGCTATGAACTCCCGCTCGATGGTCTGGTTGGCCTCGTCGCTGTCGGTCAGCATCTGAAGGCGCGGCCCGGTGCCGGTCACGTCGTTGGCCAGGGTCAGCACGATGCCACGGGCGTATGAATTGTTGGCCACCTCGTACCGGGCTCGGTTGCGGAGCGTCTGACGGACAGCAGGGCTGGCGGCGGCGTCGGCCGACAGGCCGTCGGCGTTGGCCCAGTGGCGCCGGTTGTCGGGGTTCGTCTGGGCAGAGTCGAACTTGGCGCGGACCACCAGTGTTCGGGCAACTGCCCCCGTCTGCTTCGACCGTCTTGTAAATGGCCACCAACCCATGTTCGTTACACCGTTCCTGGAGGGACGATCTTGACCCGCGTAAATGCCTTGGCCGGGTTCTTCGAGACCGCCCGCTTGCCGGCCAGGTACTTGTCCGCCGCGATCTGGTCTGGCAGCGGGTGCTGCTGAACCGTGACGCCATCAGCCGTGACCTGCTTGGGGCCAGCCGCGTTCTGCTCAATCGAGTTGTCCAGTTCTTCCACCATCGCATTTCCAAGTCCGGCAACCGGCCGCGCGAGCCAAAGAAAAAAGGCTCCCTGGAGTCTTGGCTCCAAGAAGCCTTCGTATCTTTGGCAGCGCCCCGGGGATCAGCCGGTGCGTCGCGCGTCCTGGTTGTCTGACTC